CTTGAAGCGTGGCCTGGCCACCGTGGCCAAGACAGCACAAGACAAATTGAAGCTCCAGGACAAGCTCTCGGAAATCACCCTGCGCCGAGAAAAGCTCGAGCGTGAAGCCCAGCAGTCCAATCTCGAGCGTGAAATCAAGCTGCCGGGTGAAACACTCAAAGACCTGCAGGAGCAAGTAGCCAGAAGCCAGGGTCAGCTGCGATCGACCGAAGAGCAGATCAAGGTCCTGCGCGAGACCGGTTCGATCAGCGAGATCGATGCGCTCAGGCGACTGTCCGCTGCCAGGCGCTCCAGTGCCGATGAGCTGACGGATTTCGTGGCCAAGGCCAGAGAACTGGTGGAGGCCACGCCTGGCAATGACAAGTTGGCGGAATCGTTTCGACGCATCGAGGAGGCAGCCCGTCAGGCAGCCGATGGGGCGACCTTGCTGGGTCAACGAGCCCTTGAGTTGTCAGATCCCGGCGCGGGGTTCTCCAAGGCGCTTCGCACCCTGGGTGAAGAAACCGAGCAGGTGGGCAAGCAGATGGAGGCGGTGACCACCAAGGCCTTCAATGGAATGACGGATACGCTCACCAACTTCGTGATGACGGGCAAGCTCGACTTCAAGTCGCTGGCCACCTCCATCATTTCGGACCTGATCCGCATCCAGATCCAGCGTGCCATCACGCTGCCCATGGCCAAAGCGCTGGGCAGCATGTTCGGGTTTGCCGATGGCGGAATCATGACCTCATCGGGCCCCTTGCCGCTGAGAGCGTACGCCACTGGCGGGGTGGCCACCACGCCTCAGTTGGCGGTCTTTGGCGAGGGTTCCATGGCCGAGGCCTATGTGCCGCTCCCCGATGGTCGCTCGATTCCCGTCACGATGAACCAGTCCTCGTCCGGGGGCGGTGATGTGTTCAACATCTCGGTGAATGTGGCCGAGGGAGGTGTGACCACCAGCACGGGCCAAGGCAAGGACTTGGGGCGGGCGATTTCCAGTGCGGTGCGACAGGAGCTGCTCAATCAGAAGCGGGCCGGTGGTCTGCTGGACCCGCGTCGGCAGTGATGCATTGAAGGACTTTCATGGCGACATTCACATGGATCGCCTCGATTGGGGCGTCCCTCACCCTCAAACCCAATGTCCGCAAGGTCTCCTTTGGAGACGGGTATGAGCAGCGCCTTGCCTACGGCATCAACACCCAGCCTGAGGTCTGGTCACTCGAATTTCGGGGCAAGTCCACGGCTGATGCCGCTGCGATCGACAACTTTCTGCGTGCCAGAGGGGCAGTCCAGTCCTTTGATTGGACCACTCCGAGCGGCATTGTTGGCAAGTTCCTTTGTGAGGAGTGGAGCCGCAGCATCGAAGAACCCAATCTGGAAAACATCCACGCCACCTTCCGGCAGGTGTTTGATATGTCATGACCAGCCAAGCGATTACTTCAGAAATTCAGAGACTGGCCCCGAGTGCAGTCATCGAGCTTTTTGTGCTCGACCTGTCCCTGTTCAACGAAGGGGTGGTGAGGTTTCATGCCGGAACCAATGAGCTGCGTCAGCAGGTGGTCTGGCAGGGCAACACCTATGAGCCGTTCCCCATCCAGGCCGAAGGCTTTGAGTTCAACGGCAACGGCCAGGTGCCACGTCCCAAACTCAAGGTGGCCAATGTCACAGGCAGCATCACCGCACTCATCCTGTCCTATCAGGACCTGGTGGGGGCCAAAGTCACCAGAAAGCGCACGCTCCTGAAATACCTGGATGCGGTGAACTTTGCGTCTGGGTCCAACCCGACAGCAGACGCCACCGCTGAATTCGCGGACGACGTGTATTTCATTGACCGCAAGTCTCGGGAAACCCGGGATGTGGTCGAGTTCGAGTTGGCTGCCGCTTTTGATCTGGAAGGGGTGTCATTGCCCCGGCGCCAGATCGTGCAAAACGTCTGTCCCTGGCAGTACCAAGGTGCCGAATGCGGCTACACCGGAACCGCGTACTTCAACGCTAACGATGAAACCGTCAGCGCCCGCGCGCAGGATGCCTGTGGCAAACGCCTGGCGTCCTGTCAGAAGCGCTTTGGTGTGAATGCCGAGTTGCCCTTCGGCGGGTTTCCTGCAGCGGGGTTGATCCGGTGATGCTCGATGCCAACCAGACGCTGGCGCTGGCTCATGCTGCTCGGGAGTTTCCCCGCGAAGCCTGTGGCTTGCTCGTCATTCACAAGGGCCGGGAGTCCTATGTCCCATGCCGCAATATCGGCGTGGGCACCGACCAGTTTGTGATCCACCCCGAGGACTATGTGCGCGCCGACCAGCTCGGCGAAATCGTGGGGGTGTTTCACTCTCACCCCAACTTGAGCCCTGAGCCCAGCCAGGCGGACCGTGTGGCCTGCGAGGCCACGGCGCTGCCCTGGT